TACCGTGCCTGCGCGAACGGCATCATCCCGGCTGAGGGCCATCAACAAAAAAGCGCTGCGGTCAGCCGACCGGCAGCGCTTTTTCGCGAACGGCCCGTGACGGGGCGCGTTCGACTTCTGGTGCTGAGGCCGGAGCCATATTAAGAGCGCTCTGCCTTTCTGATACTGGCATTCCGCGAGTTTGTATTTTCCGGATGCCCCCACATGTGCCCCCTTGCGCACAGCCTGTCGGTTTTGTGTCTCATCGGCACAACACACCGACGGATTCCATCATCGCGCAAGGAGATCGTCATGGCAAAGAACTTCAGTGGGGCATTTCGCATTTCGTTAGCCGTATCGGTACTGCTCGCATGTGCAGCATGCGGTGGCGGTGACGAGCCCGGTCCTCTGGTAGCACGCAATGCGACGGCCGGCGGCCAGGTTGGCCCGGTGCTTCGGGCGTGTGAGGCACCCGAAGCGCCCTGCCCGGCGTCGCAAGCTCAAGGCGGGCTCCGGAAGTGACGACGCGCCGTGAAGCTCTATTCGACTTCTGATACTGCCGGCTCGATCCGCAAGGCATTCGCCGATTTCACTCATGTGCTGGTGAACCGCGGATACACAACGATCAAGCCGGCGTTCTTCAAGAGCGCGTCGATCGCCGATCTCCCCGTCTATGTGTGGGCGTGGTGGGAGCGCGCGAGCGACGGACAACTGGTGAGATGGCGGGAAAACGGCGGCGTCTTACTTGATCGCTACACGTATTCGGATCGGGCCGGCCCGGCGGACGTCCTCGTATTCGTGGAATGCCCGATGACGATGGACCGGCTGACGCGCTCTCAGGCCAATACTTCCGAATACACCGTGATCCCGGTCCCGCACACCTGGCGCGTACACGAGGAATGCATCGACCTGCGCACGCCGCGCGCCGAAAATTTGCGCGCGATCTGGAGCGCATGCCGCGGACGACGATTGACGGACGAGCAACTTGAGGCCGAGACAGGAATTCCTCGCCAGCGCGTGACATACATGCGCAAGAGTCTGAAGCCAGTCGAGGAATGGGAACTGCGTCCGCGGTTGGCGCCTGACGCACCCGGATTGGTACCCGCTTGGGATTGGATCGGGTCCGGACGGACGGAGTCGAAGAAGGTGGCACGCGAAGAAGGTCACAAGGCCGCCATCAAGGAGATGGCACGCCGCGGGCACATTTCCTTGACGAAGTGGCAGGTGTACCGAAGCGATGAACCCGATTGGGACCTGCTCGAACGAAAGCGCCTGCAGGCTATTGCTGATCTTGCTGAAGTTCGATCACTCGTTGAGTCGCTTCCCGACCATCTTCAAGCTTGACGACGGTCTGGCGGATCTCTTTGATACGTGGAGCGTTGGCGTGATACAGCTGGTTGAGCTCGGACAGAGCATGCTCGATCTCTCGATCGCCGACGGCGCGCTGTTCACCGCCGCGCAGAGCGATCGCAGCCTGCAGCTTGACCTTCGCCATCGCTGCACTGTCCTTGTGATTCATCGTCGCCAGACCGTGAAGTTCCTCAAGGCCGACCACTTTGTATGCGCGGGTGAGATCCGCTACTCGAGCGTCAAACTGCTCGCTGCTCATGCGCGAGTAAGACGGATCGACCTTGACCCTCTCGATCGCCGCGGCGAATCCCTGAAGCTCGGCAGATGCACGAATGTACCCGTCCAGCTCGTGGGCGGTGCAGTCAAGCGTCGACGCAGCCAGGAAGATGTCTCCCTTGGCTTCGGTCAGGGCGGTCTTGATTGATTCTTCGGAAATCAAGCCGGCGCGCATGGATCGTCTCATTTCAGTAGCTCAGCCCTTTCGCGTAGCCCATGGCCTGCAGTTCGGGCAGCTGCTTCTTCAGCCGGCCGACGCCGATGTCGGTGCGGTAGAACGGGCTGTTCGGGATCTTCACTTTCTTGATCGCGCTGTACGCCGACCGGCGTGCGCCAGTGATCGTCTCTCCGGTGCCCGTAGCGATCAGCACGTAATCGCCGGCCGTCACGGGCCCCGGCAGGTCAACTACCTTGCCGTTCACCTCACGTGGCGCCGTGCCCATCATTACCTCGGAGAAGTGCAGATGCTCCGTGTCCTCGGCGCCGTAGATCGGGATGCCGCACAACTCCTTGTTCGTGATCTTCGAGTACGGGAAGTCCGGCAGCGCCATCAGCACCGAGATGCACACCTCATCCATGCGGATCTTCAGCGTGTCGCGGCCTTGGATCTTGTCGGCCATCCACTGCGCCGGATCGCCCTCGATCAGCGCGGTCAGGTTGTGGCGAATCGGCCAGCCGTCGCGCATCGTCCACTCGAGCGGATACGGGCCCTTCCCGTCGGTCGGGATCATGCAATTCACGTCGACGTAGCCGACGTAGCCGATGCGCTTCAGGTGTTCGGTAGCGGGTTTCAGCACCTCGTCGGCAAGCTTCGATTGCCGGACGACGCGCACCGTGGTGCCCATCTCGCCGGTGTTCACGCCGAGGTCGCCGTTCATCAGCTTCTTGTTTTCCCAGTTCTCGACCCAGCCGCGCGACCATCCATCGGGCCCGAAGAAACCGCCCACGGCCATTTCGATACCGCTGATCTTCTCCTGCAGTATGAAGCCGTCCTTGCGCGCAGCCGACCGGTACTTGTCGATCTTGTTCCAGCGCCCGAGCATGTAGACCATGTCGGCCGCACTGTCGGCGACGTAGGACATCGCGCGTTCTCCGTCGCCCGACGGCTTCGACACGAACGCCTTGCCCTGCTTCTTCACGTAGGCGATCGCGGACTCGTAGTCATGGAAAGTCTTGCCGGGGATGATGCGCATCCCGCACTCTTCCATGACCTTCTGCCCCACCTCGCGATCAAGCTCCCATTCGACGGCCGCCAAGTTGCAGCCGTAGATCGGGTACCCAATCCGGCGGTACGGCTCGAGCATGTCGAGGTAGCTGACGTTGTCGGGCGTGTAGATCAGGTCCGCCCAGCCGAGCCACTTCCGCCGCAGTTCGTCGTAGTCGCGGATCTTCGGCACGATGCCTTCGCCCGCATGACGATCGGTGCCGTCCGGGCGTGGCTTGTCGTACCAGAGAACCTGGTGCCCCCACTCCTGGCAGCGCATCAGCCAATCGAGGCAGTTCGAACCGACGTCGATCGCGAGGATTCTCATGGGGTAGGCGGCCGCTGAAGGAGTTGTTCGGTGATGGCAGGGCCAGCGCGGTTGTACAGATTGGCGGCCGCCCAAGGCACCGCGGCGGCGGCTGGATTGACCCCGAACCCCGCGCCGCCGAGCAGACCGGCCACGATGCCGCGCTCGGCAGTGTTCGACGTGCCGGGCTCGCGCAGAAACAGTGAACCAATGTCCGCCAGCTTGCCCAGTTCGCCGCCCTGGCCCATCGCCATCGCGCGCTTGCCGTACGCATTCGACGTTACCGCGCCCATCAATGCCTTCGGGCTGATGTTGCCGCCCGGCGACTTCGCCACGAGCGGCTCGATCGTTTTCCCGATCGCGTACTGCCGGCGGGCGGCTGCATAGCGCGCCGCGTCATCGGCCGACAACTGCGGCAGGAATGCGTCTTCGATTTCGCCCTGCAGATCGCTCAGCGCGTGCCGCAGGTCGCCATTGGAGGTGCCGCGGATCGTTGACTTCAGCTTCGTCAGGAAAGGGCGCAGCTTCGCCCCATCGAGCTGTCGCGCAGCCGACGTCGCGCCACCACCGGCGAGCGTCTGGCGCGGGCCGGCGAGCCCCTCCAGATCGTCGATGTACCCCTGCACGACGCCCTGCACTTCCGGCAGCTGGTTGCCCTTCGCACGCTGCAGGCGGTTCAGGAACGCGTTGTCGACCGGGATGCTGTGGGCGGCCGTGATCGCGTCGATCTCGGTCCCCGACTTCTTCATCGCGTTGGCGTACACCTGGCGCGTCAGCTTGTCGCCGTCACCACCGATCGCCTGGATCAAGCGCTGGTTGAACACGCGCTGGTTCGCGCCCGACGTCTCGCCAGAGAACGGCACGTCCGACGACAGCTGCCCGGCGATGCGCCCGAATTTGTTCTCGTACATCTGGTCCGGCCGGAAGCGGAAGCCCATCTCGTGCGCCTCGCGCGCGAGCCGAAGTGTCTCCGGATCGACTTCAGGCAGCGCACGAGCAGCGGCGCGCACGGCACCGCGGCCGACGGCATTCGCCCCAGCGCGCGCGGCGCCGGCTGCGCCTTCACCGGTCGCGAGCACGCCGCGTGGCACTTCCGGGATTCGCGAAATCATCGGCGATTCGACCGGCAATCCCTGCAGTGCATGCATCAGCCCCGAATTGCCGAGCGCCTCGACATCGGCGCGGCCGGCCTCGGTGCGCGGCTGATACGTCAGCTTGCCGGCGAGCGCAGCGCCCGCGCGGTCGCCTTCTTCGATGCCTTGTTGCGTGCCGTACTTGCCGCTCGTGAGCGTCTTGCCGATGCCGTATGCGGCGCCCACGGGCGCGGCCAACGCACCGGTCACCGTTGACAGACCGGCCTCGCCGAGCCCGACCGCGCTTTTGCCCAAGCCGAGCAGGCGCTCCGCGATGGTGTCGGCGTGCTTCGACGCCGTGGCGGGCGCCGGGCTATCAGGCGGCAGACGATCGAGGGGTGCCACGGGGCCGCGCGGCGTTGCCGCGGGCGCAGCGCCGTACTTGTCCCACGGTCCCGTAGCGGACGCGGCCGTGTCCTGCGCGTATTTTTCCCACGGGCCGGCCATTACATCTTCTCCCAGTTGCTTTGCTTCGACGGATCGCCGCCCTTGAACCGGTAGCCGCCCTCGATCGTGCCGACCGCCGGCGCGCCTTCACCGCGGCCGGAAATGCGAGCCTTCTGTTGTGCCTGCACTTCGGTCGGCGCCTGGCGGGCCGCCGACATTTCCTTTTCCATCATCGACAGCACCGCATTCAGCTGCTCCGGCGTGCTGGCGGTGGACAACAGCTCGCGTGCGTGCTCCTTGTCCGACACCGTCGGCACGCCGGTCGGGCTGATCGCGCGAGCATAGGCGTTCACCGACGTATTCAGCGCCGTGCCAAGCGCAACAACGCGGGGATCGCCTGTACCCGTTTGCGCTGCCTGCATCGCGCGGTTCACGCCGGGGAACTCGGTACGCGGCAGCGCGGCAGATGCCTCGCGCACGAGTGGGAAAGTCTTCTGCGCTTCCGCAACGGCCATGCCGATGTTCGCCGCGCGCGTAGCACCTGTGCGGGCCGCCGCTTTCTCGCCCTGGAAGCCAGCATTCGCCGCGGCGATGTCCGCGCCGGTACCGCCCGCTTCGCGCTCCTGCCGCATCACTTCGCGCCGCAGCGCGATGATGTTCTTCGAGCCCTGCGCGCCGCGGCCGAGGTTCAGATAGACCGACGTATCGCCCGCGCGCGCCTGCTCCGCGAGAAACTTCAGGTCTTCCGGCGAGAACTTCGCATCGTCGCCCATTCCCATGGCGATCGTCTGTCGGCGAAGCGCAATCGATGCAGCCCGCAGTGCATTCGACTCGGCACGGGCCTGCCGACGGTCTTCGCGGTTCAACGCGTTGTCCTCGGCACGCTGACGCAACGAGTCGTAGCGCTCCTGCAACTGCGCGATCTGCAGCTGACGCGTGAACTGTTGCTGGATCTGCGCTGCCTGCGCCTTCGCCTGCGAATCAAGGATAGGCGTCAACTGCTGCAGGCCGGCCATCAGGTCCGCGCCGGACAGCCCCTGGTCCTTCAACACTTTGATGGCGTTGTCGAGCGTCAGCGGGCCGCCCGTCTGTTGCTGGGCGCTAGGCGCGGCCGGAGGTGTCGGGATCTGCGCCGGCGAAGCCTGCGCCGGACTGCCAGCCGTCGGCATCGGCTGAAACGGCGGCAGCGGTGGTTTCCCGGACGCGCCCGTGCCCCCGCCCATGCCAGGAGGCATTCCAGGTGGAAGCGGTGGTATCTGACCGGGCATGGCGGTCAGCGGTTGTGCCGGCGTCGACGCCTGCCCCGGGTTCGGTGCTTGGGGTGGCGGGGCCATTTGCGCGGGCTGCTGTTGCCCTGCGAGCAATTGCGGCAGCGCGTTGCCCGCGGCCGTCAGCGCAGCCTGCTGCCGCTGTCGATCCTGCTGTTGTTGTTGGAACTGCGCGAGCTGGATTTGGGCGTACTGACGCCGCATGGCGTCTTCTTGCGCCTGCTGCTGATACTGAAGGAAGTACGGAAGCCCTGCGAGTCCGGCCATGGCTTACCCCATCGTGAAACCGTACGAGTTCCCGCCGCCCGAGTAATACGGGTTCGACGTGAACGCGCCGCTGAAATCCCCACCGCCGAACGAGCCGGTCGTGCCATTGAAGAAGTTGCCGAAACCGCCGGCATTCTGGATCGAGTTACCCAGACCCGAAATGCCCTGCGATACAAGGCTACCGAGCGCGCCGGCGCCCTGTGCCTGGCTCTGGAACGGCACCGATTGCGCGCCCTGACCGTAGTTCATGTACGGAATGATCGACCCCATGATCCCCTCCGCTGGCCCATACACGTTCTGGTTCAGGAACGCGCCGTAGGTGTTGGCGAGGTTGCCCGGCGTTGCAGCGATCGTCTGTGCGGTATCGAAGGGCACGGATCCACCGAGCAGCATGTACCCCGGTGCCTGCGTCAATGCATTCGCGCCGGCTTGGCCGTACTGGCCTGCCGTGTTCGCCGCGCCTGTGAAACCCTGCAGCCCCTGCAGCGCGCGTGACAGTTGATTGTTCTGCCAGTCGATGTTGAAGTTCGACAGCGCCTGGTTCTGCACACCAGCGCCGGCAGCGGACGAACCGAGCCCATACATGGAATTCGTCGCGGCCGTCTGGTCCGTAAGCTGCTGACGTGTGCGGTCGTAGAGCGCGTTCTGCGGATCCAGGCCCATCTGGTAGACGTTCTGCCCCGCACCCAGCAATGCCTGCTGCGTCGCGAGATCGAGATTGCCGAGTCCGGTCAGCGCGTTGCCCGCGTTGGTGTAGCCCTGGCCAGCTGCGTTCGCAGCGTTCTGGTACTGCCCTCCGTACTGATCTACGGCCTTCGTACCGCTCCATAGCGATTCCTGTCCGTACTGATCCAGGTTCCGGTTATTGAAGCCAGAAGCAATCCCGGACAGCAAGTTTTGCCATGATTGATCGGCAGAACTGAGTCCGGTCGGCACGTAGTAAGACGGCCCCCCGCCGGATACGCTCGGCGAAGATCCACCCGATACGAGGCCGCCTATAAGGGACCCGGCGGCGCCGACGGCTGCTGCGAACGGCATGGTTCACCCCTTCATCAACGTTTCGGGATCCGCCACGCTTTCAGCATGGATGCAGAGCCACGTCAGGTCCGTCAGCGCGGTAATGCGGTGCGCCCGCCCCGCTTTCACCTCGAGCATGCAAGGACCGTGCAGCACGCTGAGTTCCCCGTCCACCTCGAGCATCGCCGTGCCGTGCGCGAGATAGCTCAGGTGGTCGTAGTCGTGCACGTGCTTCTGCACTTCCTCCCCCGCGCGCAGCGTCTGCTCGCGCGCGTACACGCCGCCTGCGGTGAAGTGGTGCTTGATCGTCATTTCTCGCACCGAATCGACACGATCAGCGTGATCCGATCGTCGTCGCCATCGTTCACCACCTCGTGCTCCTTGGTGTTGTCGAAGTACCAGACCTCACCCGGCGCCATCGCGACCACATCGTTCTCGACGCGGTTCAAGCACTTCGGATTCGACTGCAGCGGCACGTACAGCTTCGTGTTGAAGTGCCTCACGTGCCAGCTGTCGTCGGCGTGCGGCAGGATGCGCTTGCCGGGCGGCAGCTTCGTGATCAGGATGCCGCCCAGGCGCGTACCCTCGACCCGCGCCATCAGCCCGAAAACGATCGGTCGCACTTGCGGCAGCGCATACCACTCCGGGTAGAACACGGCGTCATGCGCGTCGTTGAACGCGGTGTAATCGCCGGCCGCCTTGTACGGCTTCTCGTCGTTGTAGCGCAGCCAGATGTCCGATACGTCCGCGTGTGGACTGTCTTCGCGCGCCGTGCGAAACGTGTGGCGATTCCACAGACCCGGCTGGCGTGCGATGGCGAGCAGCAGAGGTGCGGTGTCGATGCCGGCGCCGATGCGGATCAGGTTGTTCATTTGCCTTTGACCTGCTGGTAGACGTGCATGCCTCCGAGGCCCAGCATGCCGATCGTGATCGTCGCGAGCTGCGTGAGGTCCATTTCCGTGAGGACGATGTGATGCCCGAAAAGCGCGGAAATGTCGCTCATCGCCGGGCGCAGAACGAAGTTCCATGCGTAACCGCACACGCACACCCAGCCCATCCCGCCACGCCAATGCTGCAGCGGATCGCTGCTCTGCGCCTCAGCTTGGTTGATCTGCATCTGCCCGGTGATCTGCGCGAGCTCGCCCGTCTGCTGAAGCTGCAGCAACTGCAGCTTTGCTGCCGCGGCCTGCGCCGGGTCCGGCCAGACGCGGTCGATGATCTTCCCGACGACGTCGGAGACTGCGGAAATCGGATCGAGGAATCCCATCACGCGGCTCCCAAAATATTGGAGCGGCGTTCACCGCGCCAAATCCTTCCGATCTGGGCGCGGCTAACACCAAAAATCATTGCGGCTCTTCGCTCAGAAACAGCCCCTCGAAGAGATCTCAAAGACCGAACTTGTTCATCGCTCAGCTTGCAGTTCCAATTCCCTTCTCCAGGCAACGAAAATCTCGCTCGGTTTCTTACGACAGCATCGTTGCGGTTGTCTTTGTGCGAACCATCCAAAAGATGCTTGGGGTTCACGCAACCGGGGTTGTCGCACTCGTGACGACAAACGATCGGCCAGTGCCCATGCACCAACCAAAATGCCACTCGATTAGCGCGATGAGGACGCCCGTCCATCTGGAACTGGCCATATCCACTCGGGAATCTTGACGCGATCCATTCCCAGCACTGGTCGTCAACGAGCACATCAACCTTTTCCCAGAAACGCTCACAAATACTCTTCATGACGTTGCCTTCAAAAGGTTGTTGGCGATGCGGTTTGCCCACCCGTGGCTGAACGCCGGCCAGTTGTGCAGGTCCGCCATGTACTTGAGCCGGTACGCAAGGAACCGCGCGACGACGCGCAGCGGATCCGTCGCGTTCACTGCGGCGATCGTGACTGGTCCGATTCGGCCGTCGGGCTTCAGGCCCGCAGCCTCCTGCAGCCAGGTCACCGGCAGTCCGCCGTTGTACGCGGCATCAAACACCTGGAACGCCACGCGCGGATCGAATTGATCGCAGTAGTACGGATCCCAGTAGACCCGCTTCGCGATCAACCGCGCCGTTTCCTGCGGCATCGAACGCATGTCGCCGCCGTACCCGTTCGCACGCGCGACGCGGGCCGTGACGCCCCACATCGTCTCGCCGCCGGGGTCGGCCGGGTTGTTCGAGTACCCGCCCTCGTTTCCCATCAGGGCTGCGAAGGCGTCGTCAAAGCTGCTCACAGCTTGCCCACCGCATGCAGGATCTGTTCGACCTTCTGCTCGGCGGTAGCCTCGGCATCGGTGATGATCGACGTCACGCGCGATTCGAGATCGGCGAGCTCCTTCGCAGCGTTGCCCAGACCGACGACTTCCTCGACCTTGTCGACGAAGGCACGGCCATCGTTCGCCAGTGCCTAGAAACGCGCCTCGATGGCGGATTTGATCGATTCCAGCATGTCCATCTCCTAGAAGAACTTCTTGAGCCCGCCGCCCGCACCGTAAGCTGCGACTGCGATCAGGGCGTAAATGAAAACGCGCCACGCCAGACCGAGAATCCCCCGGCCGACATTGAGCTGGAAACGCTGAGTGATGCCGCTTTCGATCTGCTCGGCGATCGCCTTGACGTCGTCTTCGGTGAGTGTTCGATTGCCCATGGTTGCCCCGATAGTTGTGCGAATTGTGGTTTTGTTTCCCTTGGCTAAACCAACTCGAAAACGATGAACGCTGCCGCAGTCCCGTTAAACCCGGCCGTTCCCGAAACCCCGGAGGAGTAAATCGCGCCGCCGGCGCCGCCCGCTCCTCGACCGTTTCCGTTCGTGCCATTGGTCGTCGTGCCACCCACACCTCCCGTACCGCCTGAACCGAACGGGCTATTCCCACCCCTACCGCCCAGAGAGTTGTTGGGGAAGTCCAGGCCGGGCATCCCGGGTTCACCTTGAGTCGAGTAGAGAAAAATCCCCGAGCCGCTCGGCGCGGCCGGCAATTGCGGAGGCGCCGCGCCGAGCGCGGCTGTGCCGGATCCCGGGTTACCGCCGCCAAGGAGACCACCCAGTCCACCCGGAAGAATCAGCAGCCCTCCGAAACTGGATTGACCGCCGTTGTTTCCGCCAGACCCTGCCACGCCAGTTCCGCCGGCTCCGATCGTCACGGCTTGCGTGGTCAGGCCCGACGGAATCCAGATCACCCCGACGGTTCCCGAGCCGCCGCCGGAACCGGCGACAGGAACGGCTGGGCCCGGCGAAACGGCGCTCGTGCCACCGCCGGCCGCACCCGCCCCGACGCCGGCCACAATCGCGCTGTTGGCATTCGCGGACGGCGTGTAGGTACCGGATGCCAACAGCACCTGGATGTTGACGAGCGCGCCGAGCCCCGCCGCGGCCATGGCGGTTGTCAGGGCTGCAGTAGCCAAGGCATTCGCGTTCACCTGGTTGGCGATGTAATTCAGGTCGGCCATGACCTGCGACGCGTCGGCGATCGTGCCGTTCTGCAGGTTGGCGGGAAGCGTTCCGATGATGCTCATGGTCACCCCTGGTTTGTGTATCCGGCGTCCTGATACCGCGCGTAGAACGTCCCGATCTGAATTTCATTGGTCGGCGTAACGGTCACATCGAGCGACATCTTCTGGAAGACGAGCGCGATCGGCCACGGGATCGTATAGACGTGCGGAATGCTGGAATTCGATGACCAGTTCGCACGCCCCCATACGAACGCATCCCAGATCGACCCCTGAGCCGGCGTCGTTACAAAAGCTGACGCAATCGTGTTGTTCTGATCGTTGAGCGCGGTCAGATTGAAAAACACCTGGGCTCCTGTCGACCCCAGCTCGAGCGTCGATTCGACAACTTGAAGCTGCTGCATGTGCCCGGTTTTCGGGAAGTCCGACGAGCGCAGGTGGCAAAGAAACGCGGCGCCCGCATCCAGGTAGCTTGAGTTCGACGAAGGGATCGTCGTGCTGACGAATAGCGCCGCACCCTGCGCCGCACCCGACAGAACGAACGCTTCCCCGTATTGCGATGCGCAGTCGTACAGGAACGTGTGCGGTCCGGTCCAGCGCTTTCGCCGAATGTCGTACCAGTAGTCGTTTGTCTGCTGCTGCCCCTGGATCAGAGTCGGCACGCACACGCGGTAGATGTTCCCGGCAAACGCTGCACTGATGCGCGACGGCTGCGTGGTGTTCTGGAACGGCACCTGTAGGTCGGCCGGGAAGTCGGTTCCCGGGCGGCTCGACAGCGGCACCAGCGTGCCGAGGAAGTTCAGGATGTAGGGTGCGTCGACTCCAGCGAAGAAGATGCCGAACGGACCCTGCACAACGCTGCGCGGCGCGATGCATCCCGTCGTCAGCGAAATGTAGTTCAACGCCAGGTTGTTCGTCGTCAGGTCGCCCGTGACCTGCCAGACTTGTCCAGCCTTGAACACGACGAGCGCACCGATCACGCCGGCCGACGTCGTTTGGATCGGCAGGCCCGATTGCACGGTGATCGGCGTCGTATCGCCGACCGTCACGGCCTGCGACGCGTTCGTGCGCGTGAGCGGAGCGAGCGGATCGCTGAAGTTCAGCACGTTGCCGACTGCGAAATACGCCCGGTTGTTGAAGTTCGCGACCGACGTCGGCACGGCGGTAAGTGGATTCGTTGCGAGGTTCGACGACGACCAGACAGGCGCGGACGGATTCGAGACGTCGATTACGCCGAAGAAGTTCGTGCTCAGCCCGCTGAATCCCGGGTGTGTGATCAGGATCTTGGTTCCCACGACCGCCATCGTCGGAGGTGTCCATGCCCCGCTCGTAGCCGGCGACGACGGCACGTTCGCCGACGTCACCCCACTGATCGTGATGAACGAGCTCGTCAGCAGGTTGAACGCGAACGGTTCGTCGAAGCCGGGATTGCGCGCCGTCGACACCATCCCGTACGCGACAGTGCCGATCACCGTGTGCACGGAGACGTACGTCGGTGAGGCGAAGCCGCCGAACGTTGTCGCTGCGCTGCCGACGCCGGGGCGCGCGACGATGATCTCCGGGTTGCCCTGGTCGAACACAAGATTGCTCAGGAGCTGGCAGGCGCCGGCGAAGGCGTCTGTCGCGTCGAACGCGTCGCAGAGCCCTTTCGGCGTGAAGCGGACCGGCTTCGCATTGCGGATCGCCATGGCCCTAGTCCGTGATCTTCGTCGGCTTCAGCGTGCGGTTCGTATGGAAGCGCCGCGGGTCGAGCCGAACCGACTTGACGACCTGCTGCTCGTCGCCTTCCATGATTAGGTGCGTGCGCAGCATCGCCTCGCATTGCGCGCGAAACGATTCCTGACGGACGTCGTCCGTCTCGCTCATCAGCTCAGTCGCGGTGGCCTTGATCAGATAGTTCTGGTCGGGGAACCACGGAATAACCGTCGACGTTTCGGGCGCGACGATGTCCGGCTGCTTCACCATGTACCGGTGCGTCAGGACGATCTGCCCCGACGATTGCGGATAGATGAAGAGCTGCCCCGCCGAGTTGTTCGCCTGCGCTGTCGTCTCGTCGTACAGCAGCGTCATGAACTCGTACGGATAGTTCGCGATCGACGGGTCTTTGAACTCCTGATCCCACTCCTCCGGCGAAATCGGATGCAGGAAGTACGGCAGGTTGTTCTGCTGAAAAAACAGGTCGTACGTGCGCAGGTAGTTCAACGGCAGCGTGAAGGGGCCGTAGTTGTTCGCCTGCACCGTCACGAATTCGACGACCCGGTTGATCTTCAGATCACGATGCAGCCAGAGGTCCTCCAGGACCATGTTCAAATAGACGCCGCCTTGCGACAGCCAGCCGGGGGCTTTCGCAATCGCGCATGCGCGCGCGACGATCTGTTGGGCCTGGAGGTAGGCCATTTCACGCCCCCGCGCGCGCGTCGGCGATCTTCTTGCGCGCCTTCTCGAGCTCGGCCTCGATGCCCTTCAGTTGAAGCGGGGCGTTCTTCAGGTTCGCCTGCTCCTGGCTCGACAGCGCTTTCGAGCCCGCCTTGCCGGCCTGCTTGTCCTTGTTGCGCTGAAGGAGGTCTGCATAGGCGCGCTCGATATCTTCGCGTGCCTTCTCGATCTGTTCGATTCGAGCTTGGAGCACCGGGATTTCGAGCATGCGCTGCTGCCGTTCGAGCGCCTCGCGCACGGTATCCATTCGGGCGTCGAGCGAGGCTTTGTCCTCGCCCTCGACCAGGTAACCGCTGGCCGAGATCTGCGCCTGATTCGGCGCCGGGAGAGTGATCGTGAAGTTGCCGATCACCGTTGCAGCCGTAACTTCCTGAGAGGCTTGCGACATGGTCTTCCTTTCGGGGTGGGTAATTACGATCGTGCCCAGGCCGGCACGGGGCCGCCTCCGAGCACCTTGTTCTGCGCCTGACGGTACGGGTTAAACGCGTGGCCGTTGATGTCGTTCTCGTGCACCCAGGTGCGCGCGACCATTTCCTTGATCGAGCGGAGGGTATCCGTGTCGAACTTGTATGTGTGGCCGTGCAGGTACGGCGTGCCGTTGATCTTCAGGTGCTCGCCGCCGCACGGCGCGAGATCGATGCGGTACCACCAGAGATCCGTCTCGCCGTCTTCAGCCTTGCCGGCGAAACGCTCGACGACGCCCGACGTCATCAGCGCCGACTGCGCCTGCGCGGACAGGCGAGCCGATTCTTCCTCGGCGATGTCCTTCGCGGCGCCCAACTTGGCGTTTTCGGCTTCGAGCGCTTTAATGCGCTCGAGCAGGTCTTCGCGGCTTTCCTCGACCGGTGCGGCACCGCCGAGCAATTCGTCGGCATCAGCCGACCCGGGAGCCGGTTTGCCCGGCTCCTGCGAGTTACGTGCGGCCATCAGTTACTCCTTACGCGGTGGTCACGGTACCGCCCTGATAGCCCGGTGCGAACGCGGAGCCGCATTCGACGCGGGCCAGGAAGGCCGTGTTGAGCAGGATCGAGCCGTAGAACACCTTCCACGACACGACCCGGGTTTGGTTCAGCGGATCCGACTTGTCGGCGCCCGTCAGGTAGTGGAACTCGGGGTTCTCGAGCAGCACCTGGCCGTAGCTGTGGTTGCCGATGAACAGCACCGGAAACACCGACACGCCGGTTGCGGGCGCGGCCGGTGGCGTCTGTGTGACACCGATGCCCGTCAGCGTGACCGTCTGGTTCGGTTGCAGCTGCGTCGCCTGGCCGGCGAGCACACCGGTCACCGGAACGCCATTGCCGATCGCCGTGGCGAGGTTGGCCGGGTTCGCGGTCGTCCCGATATACACGTTGAACACGTAGTTCGGGAACGACGGCAGGGTCACCGAGATCGAGCCCGTCGGGCCCGTGACGCTGATCGACGACGAAACCTGATAGATCGTCTGCTCGACCGACGTCAGAGCCGGCGCGGCCGTCACCTGGACGTAGTACGTGCCCGTCGCGAGCTGGCCACCCGACGTCGACGCGGAGCCGTTGATCGCGGCCGCGCCCGTCCAGTACGGCATCATGTTCGTTTCGCAGTAGCGGATCCCGCCGAAGTCGCCGAGCTCGTTGTTGTAGAGCCGATTGACGTCGCTGTAGGCCCACGCTTGCTGCACCGACGAGTTCTCGCGCATGTCCTGCGCCGAGAACGGGCTGATCAGCGCGACGTAATGCTGCTTGACGCGCGGCGTCTGCGACGGATCGCGATACGCGCCCGCCTCGATCATCATGTCTTCGCGCTCGTCGCCGTTGAAGCGCGGCACGCCGTACGCAGCCATCGACGCGAACAGGCGGTTCGATTCGTGCGGCGACATCACGTTCGACGCCGTCAGCGCAGCGCGGTTTGCAGCGCCCCCGGCGTAGTTCACCTGCGGCGCGGACAGCAGCGTGTTCAGCGTGTTGCGCTCGAGCGTTTCCGGCATCTGCAGCGACACCAGTTCGCACGCTTGCTGGAACAGCGGGTGCTTGATGGTGAGGTTCGCCACGTCGGTGATGATGACGCGGTCGCCCCACTGCTGCGCAGTCGCGCTGACCTGCTGCAGCGTCATCGCCTCGCCCGGGGGCGCAACGCCTTCCTGCAGCGGTGCATACGGCAGCGGCAGGCGCTGGTAGCGCGACGCGGTGTACGTCGTTCCGCGGTTCGTGTCGAGCTTGAGCGGCTTGCCGAACTGGTACGCGACCAGTTGCCGGCGTGCGAGCGGCTCGACTTCTTCCTGGATGTACGCTTCGACGTCAGACGTAAAGCTCGTCGACTGGTTCGTAATCCCGGGGAACATGAGGCCCGTCAGGAGGGCCAGAATTTTCGTCAGCATGGTGTCCTCGTGCTGGTCAGATGTTCACGTCGGCCAGACGCGCGGCGCGCTTCTGGTGTTCGGTTTGTCCGCGCGCCGGCGGCACGTTCGATCGCACGCCCGGCGTCTTGCCGCGCGGAACGTCCGCAGCGGGCGCCTTGGCTTTCGCCTTCGGCTTCAGCTTGCCGTCCGCGATGTCCTTGCCGAGCATGAAGTAGTAGACCGCCTCGCGGGAGACATTGCGGCCCGCGCGGCGTTCGTCCTGCACGGCCTGCTCGACGCGATCGCGATAGCGTGCACGGTGCGGGTCGCTGGCGATCTTCGATTCGAACAGCGTCTGGTCGCGCAGGTCCTGCGCCTGGAACAGCGCGGCCTGCGCAGCCTGTTGGCTCTGGCGCAGCGTGCGGTTCGACTGGATCTGCCAGCGCTCGATATCCGTGGTGTTCGGATCGCGCAGACGCGCCTCTTCGGCTTCGAAATCACGGTCCGCGACGGGCGCCGTCGGCGCAGCGCGCGACGCGTCGACCAGGCGCCCGCGGCGCTCTACTTCTGCTTCGAGAGCCGCGAGCCGATCCGCGTCGGAAGTTGTGCGTCGCGTCGCCGGGGTGGGCTCGACGAAATCGAAGTCGAAATCGTCATCCGGAGTATCAGCAGCAGGATCGCCAGCGCCAGGGTCACCGCCGGCACCGCCATCGCCACCAGCGTCACCGCCCCCAACATCGCCGCCAGGATCCGAAGGATCAGCGTCGTCGACGCCGGGAAACAGATAACCGAGAAGTCGCTGCAGGAGCTTGCTCATGGCCGCCCTTACGATTGCGTGCCCGTACCGACCGCTTGGAGCGTTGCGGTCGTCGCGCTGGTGATGGTGACGATGAAATCGCGCCAGGTGTTCTGCGCGATCGACATGGTTCCGCCGAGCGTCCAGCCGGTGTTCGTGGTCACCGTCCAGGCGAAGGCGCCGCTCGAGCTGTTAATGACGCGCAGCTGGAAGCTGAGTCCGACCGGCGAGCCTTGCACCACCGTCGGCAACTGCGCAAGCAGCGTGGCGACAGTCGGCAGCTGCGCGTTTGCGCCCGCCCCGAGCGTGCCAGTGAGGTTCAGGAAGTTCTGTGCGGCACCGCTGATTTGCGCGGCGCCGAGCGTGAAGCCGGAGGTGTTCGTCGCGACGTTGTAGCCGGTTTCCTGGAACGGATTCATACCGAGAACCGCGTTGTACAGACCGATCTGATCGGGCATCGCTCCGTTGTCCGGGATGCTCGGCGGATTGCCGGCACCGACTTCCGGAAAGACGAGGCCAAGCAGACGGGCCAGAATTGTTTTGCTCACGACGATCTCCTGATCAGGGTTCCGCACTTTTTATTCCGGTTTCCCTGCCTCTCAAAGCACCGATGATCAGTGGTGCCACATTTCTCGCCACACGGCGTTGGATTGGTCGTACCACAATGCGATCGTCGTCCCGGCAACGGCCGATAGATTCGCGCCACTGGTGAGAGAAATATTGGCGTTGTTCGTAAGTGTGCAAGTCGTAGCGAACGTCAGGATGAGGCGGCGATCGGCCCAGTTACCTGAGATGTTCGTGATCGTCGTTGAACCCGTGACGAGGAAGTGATCGTAGGCAACAGGAGGCGCGAGCGTCGCGGCGCTTGCGACGTTTGGGAGAGTCTGCACATTGCCACCAAGCAGCGAAGCGCCGGCGGCCAAATCTGTGTATGCAACGCTTCCGATTCGCACCTGATTGGCGAGCCATCCCGAAGGGCCAACGATGTATGGTGCAGCGCCACCGTTTATGCCTGTCAGAATTGCGCTGCCGATCGTGACCTGTGCGGTAGTCGAGCCGATATTGATGCCAAATGAACCCGACTGAGCGATGTAAAGGTTGGCGATCTGGATGATCGGGCTTACTGCCGCCGCCGTCGTGAAGCACGACCCACCTGCGACCCCGTTACTGTTGCAATACAAGTAGTCAATCGAAGGATTGCTGGTGCTCTGGAATACGATTCCGGGACCGGTCCATGCATATACCGCGTCAAACTTGGACTGGTTGTTGTTGTAGACATACATGCCCATCGTGGCATTGTTATCCACCCAAACGTGCTTGTAGTGCACGTTGCCGTTCGCGCGCGTGTCGATGCCGACGGCATGGCCGAAATCGAACAACTCCATGCGGCTGTCGTCGTTTGTGCCGGCAAGGATCTGAATACCGATCCCCGTTCGTGTCAGCGTCGGGGATGCGGCGCCAACCGTTCCCCACGGATACGTGCGAATGCGGTAGTACGAGGTATCACCCGCACCACCGATAATCACGGCGCCAACGCTCGACGCGGGATTGGCATCGCACTCGATATCCCAACGCTGATGATCGCCGCCGTTCGTACCATCAACGCAGGTAGCGAAGCCGACGATCAGCGCATTGATGTGGACGTCGTTTGCGTTCCCGGATGCGAGCTTGATGGCAGTGCCCGCGAACCCCGAAGGGGACGATACGGGGAACGTTGTACCGTTCAGCAGGATCACGCCATCGAAGCCGGAGTTGCTCGACATCGTAATCGTCGCGGTGCTCGCCAGATTGATGTGCGGCTGGTTGGCGAGCGGTTCCGAGGACCAATCGACGCCCGGGTTACCCCATGGACCGCCACCGCGGCATTGCTTTACCTGCACGTTCGCGGGAATGGTCACATTCGACAGGATCGCGTAGTTCTTCGTGCAATCGAGGAACACGAGGCCGCCCGCCGTCCCAAGCGACGCCGCAGCGTTGACCAGCGGAGTCGAATCGTCTGTCGTGCCGTTGCCGACCGCGCCATAGCTGTCGATGAAAGCGACCTGCGCGAAACGATTGGCGATTGTCTGTGATACGGCGCCCGTTCCGCTCGCCGCGTACGTCAGGCTCGTCGCCGGAATCGTCATGCTGCCGGCGAAGGTGCCGTTCAGCGTCGGACTCGAGATGGTCGGCGACGTGCCGAGCACGACCGATCCGGTTCCGGTCGACGAAGTTACTCCGGTCCCGCCTTGGCCGACCGAAAGGGGCGTCGTCAATCCTGACAGCGACGTGATGTTGACGTTTGCCCCGGACGTGGCGATTCCCGAATTGCAGCCGAAACCGCTACCGTTTGTCCACTGAAGCGCCTGAGCCGCGCCGTTGCATCCGGTAACGGTCAGCGCCGTGACGTTCGCACTGGACCCCGATGCGTTGCCGAGCACGGTATTGGCGGGTTGCTGGGCGAGGTTGCCGAGCGTGATGCCGTTCGTGAGGCTTTGGAACGAATACGCGCCCGCGCCCGTGCGCGTGAGGAACCCCGTCGATGAAAAGCCGGTGATATTGTCGAGCGCCGTACCGCTTGCGCTGGCAGAGTTCGTGCCGCCGGACGCAACCGGCAACGGAGAACTCAGTCCGGTGATCGTGCCGCCGGTGATCGCCGCGTGGGGAATCGTAGCGGTACCATTGATCAAGACGTTGTTGTACGTCGGTGAGGGATAGCTCTGAGCATTCCCGAGCATCGGCAGCAATCCGATCAGCAGCAGGATAGCGAGTTTCTTCATGGTTGTACCTGTGCGAGAGTGCCGCCGTCGTTCCAAAGCGCCCCAACCGGCAGCCCCGTCATATTGGTGGGGAGACTGTTGAACCAAGCGAGCATCGCTGCGGCAAACTGAGGACCAGCCCCGTTGCCGAGTTGGTTGAGCGCCGTGGTCATCTGATTCGCGAGCGAGTTGATGGCGGCCTGTATTTCGTTCGGCGGGACGTCCTTGCCTTCCGCCTTGACCTGGTACGGTGTGATCCGGAATGCGTCAGACATGGAGCGCCTCCAGTCTTTCCTGTGAGCTCGGATGCAGCGCGCTACCGGGGTGCGGATGGCGGCGCAAGAACATGCGCAGTCCCGCCGCGAGGCCCTGCTCTTTCACGTACTGATCCGCTGCCAGTTCTTGTTCGCGCACGCGCGCGAAAACCCATTCCGGGCGGAAGATCAACTGCAGCGTCAGCAGCCACCAGAGCCGGCGCAACGGGTCGTGACGAATCAGGTGCGCGCGCTCGTGCGCGATCACTGCATCCTTCTCGAGCGCTGTCAGTGATCGGAAGAAGATGCCGGTCTGGATGGTTCCCCACGGCGTGCACCGGGCAACGAAGCGTTTCATCGCGGCCCCGCCATCGGCGATGCAATCTGGTCCGGATGGATCATGCCGGCCGGCCCCTGCGGTCGAGGCTGACCAGGCTGCGCGCCCGCGCGCGGCGTTCCTGCTACACCCGGCCCCGCGCCGCCCGGCACGCCGGGTTGCCCCTGCGGCTGCTTCGGCGCCTGTTGCGCCTGGAGCTTCGCCTGCATGGCTTGCTGATGCTGCTGAACGTGCGCGCGGAACAGGCCCTGAGGATCGCCCGTGAGCTGCGCCGCCTGCAGATGCGCGGCGATGTGCGCGCGGTCGTCGTCGGCCTGATGGATCTCAGCCGGCAGGCCGTTGTGCATCATCAGGTTCTCGTCCTGCGGATCGAGGTGAAACAGATTCCGCTCGTCGATCAGGATGCGCGGCGCGACCTCGGGCCCGAAGATCTGCTCGGTGCCGTATTCGAGGATCGGCCCGATGTTCAGGCGCCGGCCGTCGAGCTGCTGCGGCGGGATTCCGCGCAGGACGTTCATCCACGAAATCATCTGCTGCATGCGCTGCAGGTTCTGTTGGTACGACGTGCCGCACCAGCGGAAGAAGTAACGCTCGCCGAACGCCTGCGGCGGGATCGTCTGCAGGTTGGCGCGCGCGCCGATCTCGCCGAGCACTTCGACGGTCAGCTCCTCAGTACGGAACTGCCGGTCGAGCTCGAACATCCATTCAACCAGCGGATTGAGGATGACTTCCTCGTACCGCTTCGCGTTGTCGATGATGTTGGATTCTTGCGCCTGCGCCTGCGCGGCCATCTGCGCCTGATTCTTCCGGCCGGCGGGCATCTTCCCGAGCATGGCGTCGTTGACGTCCATCGACTCGTTGATTTCCTGCTTGATGCCCTGGCAGAGCATCATTGCGTCCTTGTAGAGGGCCGGGAAGTTCGCGAATTTCGTCTTGTTCGGGTCCGTCAGCCATACCGCGGCGAGGCCCACCACCATCGACTGGTAGTTCGGATTCGACAGCGGGTCGACCATGGTGATCGGCAGCAGGCTGTACTGCGCCGAATCCTGGCCCATGTTCCAGTAGTCGTTCAGGTTCCACTGCAGGAACTTGACCGGCTCGATCTTCGAAATCCCGAAGAACGAGCCCGTGATGCGCTCGATCGGAGCCGAGATGATCGGCCGTTTGCCCGACCAGAACGGGTTGCGGATGATCCCCAGGATCACATCCTGGCCGGCGAAATACACGAAACACGGCTCTTTGCCGTTACCGAGATCCAGGTTCGTGTGGACCTCATAGATCAGCGCGTACTTGAACGTGCCTTCCGTGCGGATGCCGGCGTCGCCGGTGCGCTTCTTCGGCGGAACATATTTCTCGCGGCCGCCGTCCGGCTTTGCGAGGTTGTCGATCAGTTCCTTCGCCTCGACGCCGACAAAGACGCCCTCGTCGACGAACCGTTCCACCGCATCGATCGTCAGACGCAGCCGGATCGCGGTCGCGGTGGCCTTCTCGATGTCGTTGCAGGTCGGCGGATAGACGGCCAGGTCCTCCGTGGCGAACTGAACGATGTCCGGCCCTTCGGTCGTGACGTCTTTCGATTCCTTTTCCCAGTCCCAGTCGTCGTCGTCCGCGGCTAGGTCTTCGACCTCCCCGCCCAGCTCATGGTCTTCAAGAATCGGGGGCTTCTTGATCAGCTCGGTGATCCGGCGCTGCGTGCGCGACCAGTCGACGTAGAGGTTCCATTGCCCCGTCACGTCGCCCGCGATCAGGTCCGCGCGCACGACATCCTTGATCGCGGCCGAGCGGATGTAATGCTCGAGCAGGCTGATCTGCGCGAAGGGAATGTTGCCGTCCGGGCCGGTCGCGCCAACGTGCTTGTGATTCACGGGGAAGAGTTGCGCCAGCGTGCGCTTCACGCGCGCGTTGACGGCGTTGCGCACGGCCGGGATGTAGCACTGGGAGTTGCCGGAGTACTGCTGATTCTCGTCCGGCTGGGCGTTGTAGATAGACCAGTACTCCTCGCAGCGGTCCATCTGCTCCTGCTTGTTCTGGTAGCACTTCGCGATCTTCGGATACAGCTTCGCCGCTTCGGTGTAGGCGTCGGAATCTGGCTGGTCGGCCCAGTTCTCGATCTCTTCGCCCGTCTTCTCAGCGTCGAGCGCCCGCGCGTCCAATGTTTCGACTGCGGGCTTGTCGTCCTGCTTTTTCGGCTTCTTCGGGCGGGCCATGGAGGGATCAGCCGATCACCTTGCCGCGGAGCTTGCGCTCGAGCGACGTGCCGGTGCCTCGGTCGCTCGGCGTGCGCTTCGGTCGGTCATCCCGATTCGGTTTCTTCGCCGTCTTCTCGGCAAAGAAGTCGCCGACTGGGCGCGACTCGGAGCGCGTACCCTGGAATTCGCGGCGCTTCTTCACGATCACAGACCCGGCTTCGACATCTTTTCGCGCATCGGGCCGCCCGACATGCGCTCGCCGACCTTCTCGGCGCGGCCGTACGCGCCGCCCTGCTGCTTGCCCTTGTAGAAATCCGACGGGCGCTGCGACGGCGCCTTGGGCGTGATTTTGCGATCGACTGCCATGTTCATCTCCGCGGCAAAGTGGTCAGGTAGCTCACACCCTGCGGGTTCACGCCCATGTTCACGCCTTCCGGCAGGACGTCCGCTTGCTGCGAGCAGATCACGTACACGGCCGCTTCGAGTCCCTCGACGAGGGTACGGTGCGGACCAGTCTCGGGGAGCGTATTCCGGTTTCCCGCGCGGTCGACGGGATAGTTGTAGCCCCCGGCCATCGCGTTGAGCGTGTGCTTCGCGCCTTCGTGGTCGACCTGGAACAGACGTCGAGCCTTGGCCTCGGTACGGATGAGCGGAGAAAGCGCACCGCGCGCGACGTTCACGTATGCCCCGCGCATCGGGTACATGTTCGCGGCGCGAAGAGCGGCCACGATTGGCATGCGGTCGGCCTGGTCGAGCACATCGGCCGGCAGCCATGTCGTCACGCGTGCGCGTGGAAACGCAGCGCGCACGAGCTGCGTAATGTCGGCTACAGCTTCCTTGGGAGGTACTGGCGAGATCCAGTCAGCTACGACGACGATTCGCTGACCCTCGATGCAAACCAGGGCCGCGGTTGTCTCCGTGCCGTTCGAATTGAACGCCAGGGCAAGGGGATGCTGCTGACTCGGCTGGTACTCGGACACAATGTTCGACTGCCCGAAGTCCTCGTACACCGGGGAACCGGAGAACACGCGCTGGAAGTACGCGAGCGCGTTGAGGATGTCCCGTTTGCCGCTGGGGAAGTTCAGGATCTCGGCAACAAGCTTCGGGTGCTGGCCTTGCCCGCCGACCAGCACGATGTCACCGGCCTCGAAGAACGGCTGCATGCCCATGATGAACTGCACCTTGTCCCGATCCTGCGGGGCAGTGAGCGGGCGAAGCGCGAGCGTCACGCCGCGGCGTAGCATCTCCGCGCGCATCGGCTGCAGCAGCCATTCGTCGAGCGAGTTCTTCTCGATCGCGACGGCCGCGTCGCCATACCGAGCGGAGGTCTTGAAGGCGTCTTCGATCACCTCGTCCGGCTTCCAGAACTCGCCCGACGATGCGTGCACGTAGATTTTCGTGCCGAGCCGGCTGACCACTACCCGTCCAGTCCGGTCGCTCTTCTTCACGTCCGTCGTCCGTGCGGGGTCGGTGATCACGACCTTCGGCAGCCACGGCGCCGGATCGACCGCGCACTCCCGGATATGCTCACTCTCGAACGGCTTGTCCTGCGAGCCGATCGCCATGAGCATGTACTCCTGCATGAAGCCCCGGAGCTGCCCCGCCCGCTCCATCTCGTCGCGCTTCCGACGGACCCAGTCCATCGGATAGCGCTCCGGCCACATCGCTACGGTGTCAGGATCGTCGATGTCGCCGTTGCAGATCGGATAGCGCCGGCTCGTCCAGTCCGGGTTCTCGCGAAGCCGGGTGATCATGCAGTCCTCGGCCAGCGGCGTGCCGGTGACCCGGATCTTGCCCTTGACCTTGTCCATCGCCGGGATCAGCTCGAGGTAGAGCTTGCGCATCGACGCGTCGACCGCCGCCTTGTCCTTGACCCGCTCTTTGTTCTCGATGTCGTCGAGGTACGCCCGATCCGGCCGAATGTCGCGCCACTTGAAGCCGCGGAACTCCTCTTCCCAGCCGTGGGCCTCGAGCAGGACGCCGTTCGAAAGCTCCATCTGGTGCTCGTTCCAAACCCGCCCCGACTCCTTCAGACGGCCGAAAAGGCCCTGCAGCTTCGTGTTTCTGGTCGCCTCGAACTTGATCGCCTCGAGACGCTGGCAAGCCTTCGTGTACGTCTCGCCGATGATCAGGCAGTACCCGAAGTTGCCGAAGCACGCCTCGATCAGCAAATGCTCTTCCGACAGCGTCGATTTCGCGCCCTCCCGGAATGCCTCGATCAGCACCCACTCGTCCGCGCACCGCCACAGGTCCATGACCTCGACGTGGAACGCCGGAGACGCCTGCGGATGCCGATGCGGAAACAGCATCGCGGAACCGAGCGCCCGATCTTCCGAGATCGCCTTCAGCAACGCTCCATTGGATAGGGCCATGACTTTCCTCCTCGCGGAGGATCATCAATGTTTTTCCCGCGTGCGGATTGGCGAGGTGGTCTGCGAAATTTCGTCACCCCCGTCCGGAGGACGCTGGGTGGCCCCAGAGTTAGGATTTTGTAATATCTAGATGAGAATCGCTATCATTATGCCGTGATAATGCCCTGTTTCGACTGATAGCGTCCATTATGTCAAATTTGTATGCGGCGCACCAACTCAATAAAATCAATGAGTTATGACGTTTCGTTGGTCGACCTCCGCTCCGAGCAGGCCGATCGCGCTGCAACATGAAAGGTATTTAATGTGACAGAAAGGTAATTGAATGGATTGGGTCGAGACAGGAAACGGGTGTTTTTGAGGCACGCAGGACACCCTCTTGCGCCACCTTTCCTCCTTTTCCCTCCTCCTCTCCTGAGCCTTTCCACGCGCGTACGTGCGCGCACGCGAAGGAATGGACCTGCGAAAGCTACGAGGACTCTCGATCGCAGCGGATGTGATTAAATGCCTGCGCGCCATGAGCGACGGATCAATCGCTGCGCATACGAACAACGATCGCGAGCAGTCGATCGCCAAACAGACCATGGGCCACGGGGCGTAGATGAAAAGGTATAGCGAGCTGCTGCAGGAGAAGGCTGAACGTGAGAAAGCGGAGTTCCAGAGGCATCGACACTCGGAATCCGCACGAAACAGGAGAGCGATGATCAACCGCGTCGCGTTCGATGACTTGATGCGCGAATTGCGGCCCGAATTTCGTGGCTTCGTGGAGCAAATCGTCGAGTGCAAGTTCGAGGCCGTCTACTCCGAGAAGACGGAAGAACCGTACATGGCGCAAGCCGAAGTGATTTTCCGGCTTCATCGCGACAAGCTTGGTGTTCCACTCGACCGTGACAAAGACTGCCGCTTTTGGATCGAGCTTGATGCGGAGAACGGGGTTGTTCTCTGGGACTATCACGGTGATCTTCCGGAATATCATGCGAACCGAATCAAAACCGGCAAGCTTGGCGATATCGGCGCGGATAGCGTTGCGGCGCTACCGCTTCGGCTAGAGGACTGTCTCAGAGCCTGCCTCCACGGTCGCCGGCTTACGGCCCGCCGCTAAGGCTAATGGACAGGCGCGTACGCGATGCCGTCGATGTGCGCCTCGTACATCCACTCGTCTCGGTCGGCGAATCCGTTGATTTCCGCGCAGTAGTCCGCCATCTGCTCGAGCGTCGGCGGAGTCGACGTCGAGATTGTGGCAAGTAGTGTGCCGTCAGACGTGAAGATGGCGTACGCGATCATGTTCAGCTCCGGACCGATGGAACGGGCGCAACCTCCCACCCGCTTTTTTTAGAAGCGTTGCTAGGCCGAGGTGGGTATATCCGGCTTGGTCGACCTGCTGCGCCTTGGTGCGTTCAGCCATTCCGGTCGGTCCTGGCGGTGCGACTCCGCCATTCAGCCACGTTTATCGAGCTGGCTCGGCACCAGTTGTTCGGGCCTGGGCTAATGGGCCCCCATCGGCGATTTCTTCTGAGTCGCGCTGCCTATTTGCGACGTCCGCTTCGTTGGCGATCTGGCAGACGCGACACACCCATCTCCTGCCCTTCGCTTCACGCAGCATGGCGACGATGTTCAGTCGCCAGAGGCGCTTGCATTGCGGGCAGATGGAGGATTCGAGGCGCATTCCAGAAAAAGAACGCCCGGCGAGCCGGGCAAATCACCGTAGTGAAGGAGACGCGACCACGTTAAATCTGTTTCCCTCGCTCAACGAGCCCGCACATGATCCGGTGCAGTTCGGCCGGCGTGACCTCGTCGCGATCGGCGGTGATCATGGGCAGCGGCTTTTTCGTCCGAGCGTAGAGGAGGATTACGCCGCGTCTGATACCTCGTGCCCCGCTAGATTTGGCGTAGGAGATCGAGTTTGCGATGTACGTATAGCCCTCGTCAGTCAGCGCCGTGAGGTATTTCGAGATCGTCCCGCGCGGCACGCCGATCTGCAAACCGAGACTCGCTTGGGTGAGCATGCCCTGCTGCTCGAGCAGCTCGCAGATGCGGTGGCCGACGAGATCCGGATTGGACAGGTTGCGCAGCGAGATCATGCTTCTGCCCCGACCCAGGACAGCATCACCCGATCGAGTTCCGTCGGTGCCGGAATCCGGAACGGCATCGAAACACGCTCCGCGTCGCGCCGCCGGCTCTCCGCGATACGCGCGGACTTCGACGTAAGCGGCACGACGGGCGGGATCGGCTTCTCCGTGCGGGTGTAGCGCTTGGGGTTGCCCGACGCGGAAACGAATCCCGCTTCCGCCAACGCATCGAGCTGACGAGCCGTCGCCCGCGGATGGATGCCCCGTACCTCGGCGATCTCGTTGATCGTCATGGCGCCACGGCCCGCGAGGAGCAAACAAATCTGCCGCTGCGCCGATCCGTTCCGCTCGATCTGCTTCATGCCTCTGCCTCCAGCTCAACCCGGCTGAAGGGCAGATACACGTACGGCCGGCGACTCTCGCTTGGCCCGAACTGCATGCATTCCCGGTTGAAGAACAGCGCGAGCGACCGGCGCTGCGTTTCGCCGTTCCGCGCCTTCAGCAACGTCAGGAACGCGTCCGGTTCGTCGACGCTCTCGTCGTCCTCATCCTTCTGAGCGGACCAGACTGAGAACACGTTGTCCGCGGCGTCCGTGATCTTCCCGCTGCCGCCGACGTCCATCTTCCCGGGACTGCGCTTTTCGTCCTGGCCCTTGCGCGGGTGAGCGACGAGGTGCACGTGCACGTTGTACTGGCGCGCGAAGTTGGCAAGCAGGCGCATCGCCTCTTTCTGCGCCGTCATCGCGCCGTGGCCGTCTTCCGGGACGTCGGTCATCATCAGGCTGTCGATCACGAAGTGACGGATCCCGTAGCGCTTGAAGCCGTACGTGAACACCGTCACGAGGCGTTCGATCGCCGCGACCCCGACGAGATCGAACACCCACATCCGATCGCGCAGCCAGGCGCCCATGTGGTCGAGATACTCCGGCGCCGGCCGATCGAGGCCGCCCAGTTGCTTCGCGAGCCGCTTGCCCTGCATCTCCGGCCGCATCTCGCCCGAGAAGACGCATGCGCGCTCGCCCTGGCACATCAGACCGATGAGCACCTGGCCAAGCAGCAGCGACTTGCCGTGCCCGTTGATGCCCGTCCAGACCGTCACCTCGCCCGGGCGGAACTCGAACCACAATTCGTTGCGACCGCAGAACGACAGGTACGGGAAATTCGAGTCCTCGTGCGCCGGGTAGAACATCGATTTGACGTTCGACCAGAAGCGTTCGATCGACTTGAGCTCGTCCGGGTCGAAGCCCGATGCCTGATCGCAGCAACGGCGGAAATCTGCAGCCGTGGCACCGGACAGCAGGTATTCGTTCGCGTCCTTCGAATCGTCGAAGAACACGACGCGGCAGCGCTCGATGCCGAGGCGGTTCGCAACCTCCTGGGCGCCCTTCCGGCCAGCTTCGTCGTTGTCGTAGCAGAGCAGGATCTCGCTGAAGCGCTCGAGGCGCTCCCAGTCGCTGTCGATCCACTGGTGGTTGCCGGCGCCGGCATTCACCGACAGCGCGGGAATGCCGACCTGGTGCAACGTCATGGCGTCGATTTCACCTTCGGCGATCGCAACGACGCGCTGGGCAGGGTCGATCAGGTTCCAGCCGAACAGGCACGGCTCAGCGCCGGCCTCCTGCCGCATGTCCTTCTTGTCCGCGATGTTCCGGTATTTGGCGTTGATCAGCTCGCCGCCGCGGAGGTACGGGAAGACGATGTGCGTCTTCGGTCCGTTGGCCTGCTCGGCGATCTGGAATGCCTTCACGGTTTCAGCGGTGATAGCGCGGCCACCGAACCACTCGTCCAGCAAGCTCGTCGGCCGCGTCGCCTTCGGCCGTGCCGGACGCTGATACGTCGGAGCCTGACGCTTCGGCATGTCGTCGCGGACGCCGAGGAACTGCTTCGCCTCGCGCATCGCATCTGCCACCGACAGCGACCGGCATGCGCACCAAAGGTCCAGAAGGTCCCCCGCCTCGCCGCTGGCGAAATCCTTCCACACGCCGCGCTTGGCGCCGCTGAGGCACACCGACAGGCTCTGCCCCTTCTCGCCCGCCGTGCTGCCGGATTTCCATTCCTTGCCCGACTTGCGACCGTTGGGCAGGAGGTGCTCGGCGACGGCCGGCGCGCTCTGCGCCATCAGCTCGGCCAGTTCTCGCGCGTTCATGCCGGCGCTCCTTGCCGTACACCGTTGGCCCAGAGGTGTGCCGATCGTTCGCTGCAGCCGGCGTTCGTGGCCTGCCACTGGTACGTGAAGCCCGCCGCCTTCCACCACGGAACCGCCGTGCCGCCGTCGAAGAGATCACCGTCAGCCGGACGAAGCTTCGCGAATTCCTCGAAGTGCCGATCACGACCGAAGAACGTCGACGCCTGCTTGACGTACGGCGTCCCGATGTTCCCTGCAGCCTTCATCGCCGCAGCGTAGGCAACCACTGCCGCGGCCAGCACATCCGGATCGATGCCTTCACGGATCCGAGCGTTCCAAGCCCGCTGAGCTGCCTGCTTCGAATTCGAGCCTTCACGTTTCGGATACTGCCGCCATGCCTCATCGAACTTCTCGTCGACGACATCGCGCTTGGCTGACGTGTCAGCCGTACTCTTTGATGTAGTCTCTGTAGTAGTCTTTGTCTTATTAACGACTTGCGCTTTCGCAGCCCCGCGGACTGCGGAATCAGCCTCCCCCGAAATGCGCTTTCCGCAGTTCGCGGATTCCAACATCTCGTTCAAACGATCAAGGTCGATGCGGTAGTAGACGCGGTGCTCGAGTCTCTTGTTCGTCTCGACCAACACACCACGTTCGACGAGTTGCTTCCGGGCGGTCGCCTGCTCGCGATACGTCATGCCGGTCTCAGCCTCGATTTCCTCGACGGTCTTGTACACCCCGAGTTCGGACGCGGCCTTGTCCTGCCAATAGAAGATCTGGCTGAAGAACAGGACGGCGTTGACGCTGCCGAGGTGCTTCACAAGACCAGGGTAGTAGGCAACGGGATGCCCGAGGTCGAGCAGGTAATCGGTGGCAGCCATCAGTGCCTCGACAGACGGAAGAAGTCATAGACGCGCTGCGTGCTCTGCAGCGACAAGAGGCCGGCGCCGTACGCCCGCAGCAAGACGAGCTTGAGGATCGTTCTCATCGGCTCAGCCCTCGCGCACGCTCCATCCGAGCAACCTGGTCAGAACTCCGTGCAGAAATCTCGGCTTGCATCTCAAGCCAGTGCTGTCGACGTGTGGCCGAATCACACGGCGCTTCGATCAAGCGCCCGAGTTCGGCAATGCGCCTTTCTCGCGCCTCATCATCAACAACTGACCGATCATGTTTAACGGGTTTCATGCTTACCATCCTTGCCAACAATCCACTAAGGATTACTAAACGGCAATAAAAAGCCCCGTGCTTTGGGCGATGGGCTGGTTAGGCCAACGTCTTGCCGAGTGGGCCGGCGCGACTCATCGCCCAAAAAACGGGGCGCCCACTTTCTTTATGTCGATGACCAATCGACGTGCATAGGCTACTTCGGTTTCCCGGCGAATTCCGGACCAGAAACCCATTTCGGCCGCAAACCCACGCCAGGCGGGACACCACAATGCGCGCTCCGTGTCGCGGAAGCCCGATCCAGTGCTTGTGGGGACGTCGACAGTTGAGCCATGTTGTCGGCTTTCTCGATCAACGAGACGGCCGCTACGATCAGGATCTCGACAGCAATGTTCGTCTGCAGCATCACATCGCTTTTCTGTCGATCGGGCGGGAAGCCGCGGCGGCAGTAGAATTGCCGTTGCCGCGCCCACAACGACCACTGCTTCGGGGACACCATGCGCTTCCACCAGCAACTGATCGATGCCATCACCAATAAGCGGATACTCGCGCTTTTGTATGATGGTTATGATCGCGTCGTCGAGCCACACGCCTACGGAATCAATGACGATGGTCATTACCTTCTCCGCTGCTATCAGACGGCCGGGGGTAGTCGTTCAGGGAATCCTGTCGACTGGAAACTCCTCCGAACCGACAAAATAGGCTATCTGCACGAAACCGGAGCCCTCTTCCAAAACGCGCGGCATGATTACAAGCGCAACGACTCAGCCATGCGACGTATCTACGCTCAGCTTTGAGCGCGGCGCCGCAATCGCACGGCCCGGCCGGATATGCCGGTTCGTTGTGCGTCGCGCAATCGCTCGCGTGCGTGATCATCGCCTTCGTCACGCCGCCTCCCGCCCTTCCTGAGGCGCAGCGGCATAGCCGAGCGGATCGGCCAGCCACCGATGCACTTCGGCGTTGCTGTAGCAGGAGTGGGTACGGCTCATCCGGATCGGCTGCGGAGCCTTGCCGGCGAGTCCGAGCTTCCGCCAGGACTCACGGCACATCGGGATAAAGGGCGCGATCTGGGCCCATTTGGAAAGGCCGACCCGCGGGAGGATCGGCTCGGTCGGCTGGCAGGAATCGGCCTGCGCTGCTGTCTTCTTCATGTTCACTCGCTTGGGAACCAGTGAGTGAATATTGGCGGTAATTGAGTCTCTCTAATAGGCGCGAAGGTCGCGGAAAATTGGCGCGGACAATCGCCTATTTTCTCGCGAAGCCACGCCCGTATTGGGTTTTCATAGCGCGGACAACCAAACTGTCGGGACGTATCCGACTTAAATGAAGTGACCGCGATTACTTACCACGTGGTCCTGTCGGCAACCCATCAGCTCGCAGGATCTGAGCCATTACCTCGGCTACGCGCGATGACGCACCCTGCTTGACAAACCATGCCGTGACATCCTCGGCTTTCGGAGCAGTCGATTTATCGCTCGGATCGTAACTGCTCCACCACTCTACAGCCCCTTTTATCAGGAGGGTGAGCAAGACAGTCTCGTGGCCACCGCACAGCTCGCGCAAGGTGCTTTCAAATCCATTTGTTGCTGAATTACCTGATTCGGACGGTCCATTCAGCAACTTATTTGAAATTGCCCAATCTAGCCATGCCGGTGGATTGCGCTTCGCAACCGCCCAGTCGACAAAATATTGTGGCTTCGCTCTTGGCGGATGATCGCCACTATCCCAGAGTGACTCGTAAAACGCTAACCTCTGTTCATAGGTATGTCCATCTCTAGGGTCGTGTTCAAGTCCATCCAATGTTTCAAGATAGGATATTTCCCGAATTCGATCGTCGAATGTATTGTATTCGTAGTCAAACCTAGTACTAGGACTAAGACCCGACATAAGCATCAAGCCTTGCTGCCGAGTCCATGTATCATGCAAGAACCAGAGATCCAGCAAACTCGGTATGCCGCGCCGAGCGTCCAGTTCGGACTCAATTCTCGACAATCGACTCCCCAAATCTTCGTTAGAAACATCCGCAAGGACCGTTCGCTCCGCGGAAGAAAACCAGAACGCCGGGAGCGAGCGACGTTGCTTCTTGAGGTACTGGAGGAAGTCTGTTTTCCTGATGCATAGATAATTGCAGGCTGCATAGAGCGTTGCGAGTGCTACTGTCTTCGGTGAGCCATACTCGATGTACTCCCAGATTGCAGTCAGAAAATCGCGACGAAAGACTACCTCGTCACCGCTAAGCCAATAGCCGCGCTGGTAATCCGGATGTTCAGCAAGGAATTGCTCGACTTCGCTCTCCGTATCCAATACGGATGCGTCGACTAAGGGATCTGTAACTACTAGTAGTCCGTTCGCTATTGCATGCAGCAGCTCAAACTGTAGATCTCCCGGCTCCTCATTCGACCAATTTTTCACCAAGCTGCTGATACTGTGCGACTTCCTCAAGTGTTCCACGGCGCTCCCTCACACACCCCTTAAAGAAAGCCGCGCCAACAGGATAAGGGAACCCTGCGTTCGCCCCGTCGAGCTAGGCGCGGTTGTAAACGGTTGACTGCCGGTCAGGCGAACGGACGTTCTTCCCGGCAGTGGTAATAGCCGGCGACCAGTTGTCGCGATCATCGCGTTGCCTCCATTCTCAGTCGTCTCAAAGCCCCCTTTTGTTTATCCACGGCGGCGTCCAAGCGGCCTCGGGGTCATCCTTTTGCGGCTTCTCTCCGAAGAGGCGCTCCACGTGCGCACGTAGGACGGCGATCGAGCCGTCGGGACGGATCTTGTGCTGCACGCCCATGCCATTCAGGGCACGAATGCGCGCAGCGTTCTGGCGCTTTCCGGTGAGTTCGCTCAACTCGTCGTCGGTCAGAAACATCGCGCACATTCGCATCCCCTTTCTCGTGACCATGAAAACGTCTTTGACTGGCGTCGTCTCCGCTTCGGGTGAGCCTGAACGGTGAACTCGCTTCGCAATATACGTCGGCCCGCGGCATCCCATCAAACGACGCGCGCCCAAGTCAGATCTTCCGCGCGTCATGTTGCGTTGCAGAACGTCACGCCGCGTAGCTCATTTGAGGCTCGCGAGCGCCTCTGCTGCCATCAGTATCGCGCTCGACACCATACCGAGGACGGCAACGCACCGCCGCAATTGATCCTCGGTGGTTTTGGCTTGAAAGGATTTCCGGTGCGCATCCAAGCTGATCACGGTTGCGAGAGGCTTTCCATCAATCGGACGGATACGGCGCCGTCCGCGGGGTCGGCCAGATTCAGAAATGCGGGTGATGTCAGTCATGGCGCACCTCCTTGTCGGCGACCTCGATGGCACCAACGGCAGAATCAAGCAACCCTTTAGCTATCCCCACAGCCGTGAGAACGGCATACAACGCACTCGAGCCTTCAGTGCTATTGGCTGCAGTCTCGCTCAGCACGTCGAGCGCAACCGTCAGATGACACGACGACGCTTGCAGAGCATCCAATAGCGGGAGATCGGCCGTGACAGAAAGGAAACTTGTCATTACGCTGACGTTGGGAAGCGCCTCGGGCAGCGTCTTCAGCGCGCGGATGTCAGTCATGGCGAACCTCCGCAGACTCGTTCGCGCGCTTGGCCAGTTGCAGGCCTTCCAGCATCCGATCCGCAACTTCGGTCAGGTACTGGCCGATGAGTTCGGCCGCGTTCAGCAGGCCCAAGTGGGCTGCTTGTCCGAGAGGTTCAGCATTCGACATTTCCGGCTCGCAGCTGCTGTTATGAACCAGCCGGGCGATTGTGCTGATTGCGTTAGACGCGCGATACACGTCGGCGATGAGGTTTGCCGGAACCTTGGCGAATTCGCTGTCGTCGCCGGTGACCCAATGGTCATTCATCAGCGCGCTGCAAAACGCCGGATCGGTGTAGTCGGGTGCGGAGGGAGGAACAGACGAAGGCTTGACGGTAGACATGACAGCATCCTCTAGAGTGGATGCCTGCCCTCTCGTCGCCAAACGGGGGTGGGCAGGCGAATGACAAGGTTGGCGAACCGGATCTAGAGGAAACCGGCAGACCCGAAGGTCTCCCTACCACCGCCCGCCCATAAACTGGACGCGTGCGTAGTATACAGACGAAAAAATACCGCCATATGGCGGTCGTCATCCGCCTCTAGAAACCAGGTCGCCAAACCCGACGCTTGTTGTCTCAAGCGCAGTACAAGATTATGTCTCTCGTGTTACGTCGTCAAGCAGAATTTTTGCGCACCTTGCAGCACGATGCGAACATATGGGCAAACCACCAGGAGGTGCTGATGTCGAAGCGCGATGACGGACAATGGGTTCCACTGGAAGAGGCTGCGACGTTGGTAAAGCGGAAAGCATCGACTCTCATCAGCCAGATGCGTCGTCGTCGCCTCGAACGAGACCGGCACTATCGTTACATTGGCGACGGCAAACTCGAATTGAATGTGCTCGAGTACCTACGCTGGCTCGACTAT